ACGGGCCGAGGCAAGCTTTCGGTTCGCGTCCTGGAAGACGACCGCATTCCCGATTCGGTAAAGGGCAAGGTAAAGGTCGAATACGAAGTCCTGGGCAACCAGGTGGTGCTCGACCAGGCAATGGAGATTTTCAACGAAGGTCACGTGGTGGCCCGCAGTCAATTTGAGGATATGAGCAACGACCTTACGCCGGCGGTCCGCGGTATGCTCGGCCAGGTATTGGTCTTGCGGGCCTCGGCCAACGTTCGCCTGGCGGAATCCCTGGGCCGACAAGACTTGGCGGACAAGCGGGCAGATGCGGCGGCGGACCTGGCGAATTCACTTTCACAGATGGGCCGAGAGTGGGGCCAAGGGGTCCAGATACTTTCGGCGTTCTCTCTTTTAGATCCATTTTCCCTTCGCCGCCTGGCAAAGAAGGAGATCGCGAAGGCCCAACGCCGGAAGATGGCGGGCACCAGGGCGGCGATCACCGGGCGAAAGGGAGCCGAGAACGCGGCCGACCAGGCGGCGGACATCTTGGAAGACGCCCAGGACGGCGCCGCCAAGCGGGCAACGAACACCACGGCGTCCCGCAAGCGGATCGCGTCGGTGGTTCGTCGCGACAAGCGTTCGGACAAATCCGTTTGGGGCCGCTACCGGGACGAGACCAAGTCCAAGATTCTTTCCATATTCAATAGAAGTTTCGCAGGAGTGCAAAATCCGCATGGCAAGGGAAAGCCGGCCCTGGCTGAATTCACTTTCCGTTTGATGCGACACGCTCGCGAGAAGCTACGGCAAGAAGGCGTATCGGACGAGCGGACGGGAGCGACCAAGGAAAACAACAAGGCCATGCTCAAGGACCTGCTCGAGAACCCCGAAAAGTATGACGAGACCTGGGAAGTGGTCGGCCGTGAATTGATCAAGACCTACGAAGGCGATCCCGAAACCTTGGCCGCGGTGACCGCCGTCCTGGGCAAGATAACTTTTGATAAGGCGTCCGACAAGGTGATGGTGGGCATAGTGAAGGAAGAACTGGCGGAAATGCAGCTTCGCCTCGATGAACTTGCCAGGAGTCACTTTACCAAACAGGACGCCACCGAGGCCAAACTCAAGGCCAGGATCATGGCCGAGCTCGGATTAACCGATAGCGGCGCGGCCGAGCTCGCCAGGACTTTCAGTCAAAGCTATAAGGCATTATTAAAGAAGGAAGCGAAGCGGCAACTGGACGCCATGGTGCTGAAGGCATCGAGCCCGAAGGTTCGACGGGCCCTCAAGACCCAGGAACAAAAGATAATAGCCTTGGCCAACCTCGGTGCCTTCTCCAGGGAAGACGTCTACAACGCGGTGGCTCAAGGTCTTGGACTTCCCGAGGCATATGATCCGAATTGGTTGAAACGCCTGGGAGATTTAGCGGACCAAATACAACGGGCCCCGGAAGGGTTTCAGCGGGAAGACCTAAACATAAAGCTACTGAACATGGTGGCGAACAAGGTGGGCGACAACGTAGTGGATATAATGTTCGCCTTTCGCTATGCGAATATGTTGTCGGGCTTCTCTACCCAGGAAATCAACATAGCATCGAATTTCGTTCAACTGGCGTTATCGGGTTCCACTCTGGCCTTGCGATCCGGGTTGCGGCCCGCGGCCCTGTTCAGAATTTTCGCGGGAATGTCTCGAGGTTTGGCAACGGGCTTTCGGGAAGGGGTCAACGTTCTGGCCACGGGCCGAGGCCGAAAAGGAATCGAGGCAAGCAAGTTCCAGGTCGATCCCGTTTTGGAGCGGGTTCGGTTCACGGGCGGCAAGGTGAATCCTATGAACTGGATGAAAGGGGTAACGCGGGCCCTGGCTTCCATGGATGCTTTTTTCCGATTCGCAAATTTGGAGATGTATTCCGAATTCCTCGCGTGGCAATTAGCGAAGAAGCAGGGCCTTTCGGGTGAAGAGCTTACCACGAAGGTGGAAGAGATTTTGAAGATCAGCGAGTCGGATCGAGCCGAAGCGGCAACCCAGGCCGAAACGGAAGGTCTCGAAGGCCGCGACGTGAAGCGGCGGCAAGATGAGATCATGCTTCAGAAGCGAGACGCCGATTTACAGGCGGAAACTCAGCAGTTTGCTTTGGAGTCGGTTTTCCAACAGGAGCCCGACGGCGTGATCGGGGTGGTGGCCGGTATGTTGAACTGGGTCATTCATCCGAGATTGACGCCTGGCGAAAGTATAGGGCCGGAACGGTGGATTGCTCAAAAGATTGGCCAGGTTTTCGTGCCGTTCGTGAACACGATTGCGAACGTGGCGAACACCGCAATTGAATACACTCCTGGCATTGGGACCACGCGGATTGCGTTGAGCGCTTATAAGAATTCCAAGACAAGGGAGCAACTCAACAACATGATGATGCGGAATCTCCAGGGAACGATTCTAATGGCGGCCCTCGAGGCCCTGTTCTTGGAATATGAGGACGACGATGATCCCGAGTTCGCCATTACGGGAAGCGGGCCCAAGGATTACCAAGACCGAAAGATTTTGATGGATACGACGGCCTGGCGTCCATGGACCGTTACGCTATTCGGCCGACAATTCAATTATGGTGAATCACCTTTGGCGATTCCATTGGCGTTTCTCGGTGGGTATCACGACGCTAGAAAGTTTGGTGACTTTACGCAACGCGATCTAGGTTCGCGGCTTGGCGCCGCCGCCCTGGTTGCCGGCCAATCTCTATTTGATCAAACCTTCCTTCGCGGCGGCCAGGATATGTTCGACATTCTCCGCGGCGACGCTCGAGCGGGCGACAAACTTTTTCGCATGGCGAAAGATACTTCGGCGTCGTTCGTAATTCCAAATATGATCAACCAGGTGGACAAGCTCTTCGATCCTACGAAGTATTCGGAGAACGAATTAAACGGCGCCTGGGCTCGCTCCGTATGGTTTGCCAGGCGCAAGGGTTATCCCGATCTCAACATATGGGGCCAACCTTCGACTAGGTTCGAGGGCACTCTTGGGGAACGCTTCCTGGATCGCCTGGAGAAAGCGACGGGTGAAGCCGATCCAATTATGGACCAACTGGTAAAAAACCATTACATTCCGCGGTCTCCGAGCAAGCAGACTAGGGTATTGAATAAGGAAGAGGGTAAATCCACTTTGGAGCTCGAGGAAGCTCATTATCTCTTTTCCTATTACGTGGGCCGTGAATTCCGCCGCCGCCTTGAGAACTATTCGGCCGACGGCAAGCTTTTTGACGCGGGCATGGACGGCATCGACCGCAAGTTAATCGGAAAAGACCTGGAGGTGGCCGAGGTGGCCGCTATAGACGGGTTTAAAGATAAGGTGGATAAGCAACTCGGCCGAGCTCGAGACGCGGCCAAGAAACGGGTTCGGAGGTTGGAGAAGCAACCCGGCGCGATTCGCCGCGAAGTGGATGCTATCCGAGCGGCGCACCATAAGACTAAGGGATTGCGGGCCCAATCAAGAACCCAGGGTGGCGAAGCGTTTCGCCAGGAGATGTTGAGCCGGTAATGAACTTTGGAACTGGTATCACGAGAAATCTTAAACCGAAAGGCGTGAAGCCGTGCTCTGCCAGTTCCTATTTCCTGTTAAAATGATTTGCACGATCTGCGAAAGTGAATTCAAGGAATCCGATGGGCCCAACGCCGTGGCCGAGATCGGGATGTTGCCAATTTCCTTTTGCTCCACCTGTTTGGATGGGGTGAGGCATTTTGCGATTCTGACGCTAGAAGAGCCCGCAACTTACGGATGGATGCCCGTGGTGCATTCCGCCGATTGCGATGAGGACGGGGATTGCCCGCGGTGCAAAGAGGATTACTCTGAATGCCCGTGCCCAGGTCCAACCCAAGACGGCATGGAGTATCACTTATTTGCCAGAAAACTTAACTAGCGAAAGGGCCCGAATTCACTTTCGGATCATTCGGGTCTTCCGTAAATGAAAAGCCCAAGACGTTTGCCGGGGGTTTGAACATCATGCCGGTCCATTGTGTCGGCGTAAATATTTGCTTTGTTATAAACCATTCAAACTTTTTTTCCCTGGTTCTTAAACGTATACGCATTAAAGATTCGGACCCGCATTCGTTAAGCATCCAAGCGTCTTCTGGATGGCAATATCCGACCGCGTCGGCCATGGTCTTAGGAATATCTCCTAGCCACTCATGGCACTTCGGGCACCTATATTTAGCAACCAAAGACTCGTCCGGAAGTATTTCTATTAGGAAAAAAGCGAATTCAAGGGCGTCGCAAATCGGTCCTCGTCGTAGCCTGGCGGCTTCCCGCTCTAATACTGCCAATCTTTCGCCAACTGTCTCCAGGACATCTGATTCTAATTTTTCTTTCATTCGTTTTAGCCTTCTTTCGCTTTAGGTAATCCATTCCTATGATATCCTCGCGCAATGGCCGCTACTGGTGGAATGGATGGTGGGTTTGATTCGTCTTCGATTAAAATAAGGAAACTTTCGCAAGCCCACCTTACTGCTTGAGCGTCAGAGTCAGCACCAAGAGGTTCAAGGGTTTTGCGTAGTTTTTCCATTAAGCTTTTTTGGATACGGACTGGGCTAGATGCCGTATTATCGGGTTTAGTTGTCATATTGTACGGAAGTTTTCTGTCGATGGCTATTACAAGTTCTAAGTGTTTTTGTAATCGGAATGGAAGTCAAGCGTAACAGACTGTTACTACTTCGTAACGTTATTAACTTTTATTTGACGAATTGTTACAAACTGATTCATCTCGTAACCTATGAGCAACTCCCAACTATCCCCGAAGTCAAAAAAGGCACCTATCACCAAAAGAATAAATATGGTGGCATTGCGTCTTACCACAGAAGAGTTTGAGATCATTGGCCGCTTGGCTTTTGGCGAGCAAAGAAGCAAGTCGGCTTTTGTTTTGCGGGCTCTTCAAGAAGCTAAAATTCTACCAAAGCCGCGAACATGAATCGCCTGGGCCAAATAGTGGATGGCTTGATCTTGCCGAGAGGACTGCCGCGGGCGATTGTTTTGAAGACCGATTTCCCAGAGCTCGACGCCAGGAAGGGTGCTGTTTTTTCGAGAATTAACGGAAGCCCTTTATGGACTATGCCAGGCAAGCAACTAGGTATTTTGGCAAGCCGCGTTCGGAGCGGTTTGGCGAAGGGTGAGTTCGAGGAAGCGGATGAGCGATAACGCTCAGTTAGACCTACCAATATCGACCGAATTCTTCGCTTCGGCCGAGCGAAAGGGCGAGTTTACGGGGGAGCGACTTTTGACGCAAAATCCAGAGAAATACCATAACATAGTTCATTGCCTGGCCGAGGGCTTGGGCATGATTCGGATCGGGAGACTGCTCAAGGTTTCGCCTAACACGGTGATGGCCGTTCGAGATCGAGAAGGTGAGGCCGTAGATATAGAAAAGAAGAGGTTGTCGAACCTGTATCGAAAGGGTGCTCAACTTGCCGGCGAGCGGATAGTCGAAGACCTGGTCGATGATGAAAAGGCGGCGAAGATTCCCGCGAACCAGAAAGCCGTGATCGTTGGTATTCTAACAGAGAAGAGCGAGCTTCTGGCAGGTGGAGCGACAAGCCGAGTGGCTCACTCAAAGGTGGAGCCGAGCAACGCCGATTTCAATGCCTATCTAGATAGTTTACCCGACGCCTCGATTTCAACCGGAAAGCCTGGCGAAACAGAAAAACAAAAGGGCTTGAAAGTGGCCCTCGAGGCCGTTCCAAAGCCTCGAGATTTGGACGATCAAGGCGGCATTAAGTTCGCGGCCGATGGTCCCGCTTGACTGCGAATCATTTAGTCTAAGCCCCGCTCCCCGCATGAACACTAGGACCACCCCGCAATTGTACCCAAGGATGTACCCAAAATGAGTCGAAAACCACAACAAAAGGGCCAGGCCACCACCGCCGATCCAGAGGCGGGGGGGGGGGGGGGGGATCACCCTACCCCGAGCCTCCATCCCACCCCGATATATCCGGCCGCGGAAAAATTATTACAAAGGGGTTGACCGAGGAAGAGTTCAGCGACTCGAGTGGCATACCTAGAAGCCGCCTAAAAGCCCTTCGATCAAAGTTCCTGGAAGAGGGCCCCGATTGGGTTATGGATGGCGTTACGTGCACCTTTACGAAAGCGGGCCAGGATAAGCTTACGGCCAAGCTCGAGCTTGACCAGGTGAAGGCTCCCCAGGAAGAGCGGGAAACGCTCGTTGTCGAACGATTCTGGACCAACCCTACCTTGCTCGGTTGCCGCCGCCAGGAAGGCCCCCATGAGAGTGGCCTCGAGACCGTGAGAGTCCGCGATACCAAAAACTTTATCAAGGGTATGGAAGTACCCGTCAAACGCCAACCAGGGCAACGCTTATGGCTCCTGGATGGTCCACATCCCCGCTACCGAGGAAGATTCTAAATGAGTAAAAAAAAGCCCCCCCGCCTCCTCACGGCCGCCGCCGTCTGCGATATGCTATCGTGCTCCGACCAAACACTTCGCCGCCTTCGTCAACAGGGCCAGAAGACGCGGGGCCGAGAAGGCATTTACCCTGTCGTTTACCTTACCGACGATTCGCGATCTTTACGCATTCCGCTTGAGGTCGTAAATCAATTCCTGGTCAACCGATCGACGTCATGCCCCGCTTGAGTGTCCGGCTACCAAATGGCGTGTCAGATCGTCTTCAAGAGATTCAATCATTCCGGTCGGACAGTCAAACCGACACGGTAATCTGGCTAATAAACCAAGAACACGCTCGCCAACTGGGTGCCAACTGGGTGCCAAACGGGCGCCAACTGGGTGCCAAACGGGCGCCAAATGGGTGCCAAAAAGCCCCGATTCCCTCACGTAGGCGCGCGTCTTCCCCTTCGGGAAAGAATAAGAATAATAATAATACTAATTCATTATCAAAGAACCCTACCCTTAAACCAGGGAAAATTTCTGACAAAGATGTCGGGAATCCAAAAGCGGAAAAAGAAACGCCCCCCCGCTTGACCCATAAGTTTTTCCTGGGCGTCCTGGTCACCTTTTGCCAGGAGCACCCCGAATACGAGACCACCGCCGTAGGAAAGGCTTGGTCGGAATTTGTGACTCACCGCCAAGGTCTCGAGACCAGAAGGAAGTTTGGGACCGAGACGGCCGCTCTGGGCGTCCTTAGAAAGCTGCACAAGCTTTCCTCGAAAATGAAAGACCCGGCCGCCCGTGCCGCCGAGTTGCTTCGAGTGGCGACCGAGATGCGTTGGATGACGGTCTTTGAGCCGAAGGAAGAACCCTCGGCCGCGGAAAGTGCGGATGACTTGTGGCAAGAAACTTTAGCGCGGAATTTGTCTGGGTGAAGGATATGGAGGGACACGAAGTAAAAGCCGCCCTGGAGAACAGGGCCGAAGAGGTATGCGAATATTTGTTACCTGGCGGCCAAGTGAAGAACGGCCAGTACAAGATCGGATCGCTCTCAGGCGAAAAAGGAAATTCCCTGGTGATCGGGCTCCGCGGTGACAAGGCGGGCGTCTGGAAGGACTTCGCGAGCGGCGAGAAAGGTGGAAACAATTTGCTCGATCTGTGGATGAAGGTCCGCGGTTTGGTTTTTCTGGATGCATTGAATGAGGCAAAGAAGTGGCTCGGCGTGTCCGATCTACCAAAGGTCAAGCCGATCTCTCGGCCCAAGACGCGGAAAGAAACGCCCCCCGCCGATCCCGGTAAATTGTTCGTTCCCCTGGTGGAAGGTGGTTCGGTTCATAAGTGGTTGACGGAGGATAGAAAAATTTCGGTCGGGGCCCTGGCCGCTTACGGGGTCGGGCAGTCCCTGGACGGGGCCCTGGCCGCTTTCCCTTTTCGGAATACCGCCGGTGAATTGGTGATGGTGAAATTTCGATCACCAGACAAAAAGAAGATGTTTGTTTTACCTGGTGGGGCCCCGAAATGCTTGTTCGGAATCCAGGCCGTCGGGCCCGAGGTTTCCGAGTTGTTTATTGTGGAAGGCGAGCTTGACGCCTTATCTATGTTCGACCTGGGCCATGCCGCCGTTTCGGTGCCATTTGGGGCCAAGTGGGAGAATGAGTACGGCACCGATCCGAATACGGAGTGGATCGATCACGATTGGGAATTCCTCGAGAGATTTCTGGGAATTTGGTTGGCGTTGGACGCGGATGAGCCAGGTCGAAAAGCGACCGAAAGCATAGCGCCCCGCCTGGATCGGGCTCGATGTAGTCTCATTGATTGGACTGAAGGCGGCGTCAATGATGCTAATGAATATGTCTTACAAGGCGGTGACGCTTTGAGTTTCATTGAGGGCCCTATGGGCGAGGCCAAGGACTTCAAGCCCCAAAACCTGCGGAATGCGGCTGAATACCGCCAAGAGGTTTGGGATGAATTTTTCAACCAGGACAGTTCGCTCCTGGGCGATCCGCCGCCCTGGCCGATGGGAGAGTTTCGCTTTCGCCGCGGTGAGGTAACGGTTTGGACGGGATATTCCAAGCACGGCAAAACGATTCTGCTGAATTATATGCTAGTGCATATGGCGTCATTGGGGAGGAAATCTTGCATTTGCTCCCTGGAAATGAAGCCTCGAAAAATACTCCAAAACATAATCCGCCAGGCTTCGGCCAAGATGAAGCCCGATGACGAACCCGAACTCGATCGGGCTCTGGATTGGGTGGGTGCCCATATGTGGGTTTACGACCGCGTCGGAACGGCCGACGTGGCCGACGTGTTGGAAGCATTTAAGTACGCGGCCAAGCGATATGGCGTTACCCATTTCGTAATCGACTCGCTGATGCGGCTCAACCTGGACGAAGGCGACGACAACACGCTCAAACAGGTAATGAACGCCCTTTGTGATTTTAGCCTTAACTACGACGTTCACGTTCACCTGGTCGCTCACTCAAAGAAGCCCGACCAGAAAAGACCCGAAACTAAATTCTGGCCCAATAAGCACCAAGTCCGCGGGTCGGTCTACGTGACCAACATGGCCCACAACGTCGTTTGTGTTTATCGGAACAAGGGTAAGGAGGAAGCTCTGCAACTTAATAAATTGTCGGCCGAGGACCGGGCAAAAATGGAATCGACGGAAGATGCTATGTTCATCGTCCAGGCAAATCGCGAGACGGGAGACGAGCCTTTGAAGCGGCTATGGTTCGACAAGAACTGTTGGCAGTACCTCGAGCATCAAAGCCAAACCCCGAAATATTACATTCCCTTTAACAATCCAAACCAATCCAACCAATGACTAAAATAGTGATAAATAATTGCAGAGCAAAATTTACTTTAATGACCCGACAAGAAGCCGCGAGGCAATTGAACTGCTCATTAACTTTAGTGGATAGTCTTCGATCGTCCGGTGTGCTTTACTCTGTTAATGCTGATGAATGTAAAAAGGAATATGGAATATCTCGCCCGCACGACGATAAATTTTGGCGGCGAGTCCAGTATGGTGGAGCCCACTACGGGGTTCGAGTGGGTATCAAGCAGTTGGATGTCATAGACTACTTCAATGAAGTTCGGAGGAAGCAACTGATCTACCAAGGAACCTCTGGAGAAGAAGAAGACAAACGACTTTCTAAACTTACTGGCATTCCTATAGATGAGGTAAAATCGTTAAAGAACGGCGACAAAAAATACCAACTTCCCAAAGGGCCAAAAAAGAAATATCCTGGAGTCGGGGTTCCCGTTAAAGGGGTAGCGCCGTTAGTTCCTTTGCTCCAGAAGGAAGAACAAAATGAGCCGGTTCTTATTAGGCTTCAAGAAGAGGAGTATCAGCGGATCGAAGACATGATCAATATGCGGCTCATGCAATTGGAGACCGATCTAGTATTCAAACTGGCGAACGAGGTAAAGCGAAGCCTCAAGGGGGTTTTTCAAAGGGACTTAAACAGTAACCGAAAGGAAATCGTCTACGATATTTGCAAGGATCAGAAACATTTACGGAACGAAATCACGGGATTGGGTGAAAAGACCATGACGAATTTCGAGGCGATCAATCACAACCTGAAAAAAATGTGGGATTCTACGAAGGGATTCCACGAAGAACTAGACGAGAAGCTGAATCGAACTTACGTCAGTTTTGCCGAAGTCCAGGAAAAGACATGGAAGCATATCCGAAAAGCGATCAAGGCCAGGACATTGAAACCGAAACCATCGCGTGTCTCGCTTTGGCGAAAATTTATGACGTGGGCTTCGAGTCCTACGAACTCAACTGGAAACAACACGACCGAGAAGGTCGGGAAAGGAAAAGACTGATGGAAGAGAATGAGGAAAAAATAGTATCAATTGGTAACGTGGAAGCGGCCGAGCCAAAGACCGAGGGGCCTAATTGGCTCGAGCAAATCACATTGCTGACCGAGCACGTGGGTAGGATTGCAAACACATTGGAATTCGCCGTGGACAACGGATTGACCGTGGTTACGCCGGCGGATCGGGCGGTTGCTTCCTTGCGGGCCCAGGCTCACGAAATGCAGATGAAACTCCAGGCGGTTGAGGATTCAGTTAAGAAGGGCCCCGAAATCGTGACATGAGAAAAAATCCGCGGCCAAAGCCAACGGGGGGCGCTTTCGGGAAGTGCCGAGCGAAGAACACTTTCGATCTTACTAAGTGGCGGGCTAAGGTGGGCCCGGTTAAGAAACGCAAGAAAGCAAAACGATAATGTTCTGGTATCGTCTATATCGTTTGAAGTTTTACCTGGAGCGGCTCGGCCGCGTCGTTCGATCATGGTTAAGAAAATCAAATTAACGTTAACCCTCGAGCTCAAGGGCAAGACCGCGGACGAATGGCGGGGCCAGGCGGCCAGGTTCCTCGAGCAAGCGGCTTTCCGCGTGGTCCGAATGGAAGGCGACGCGTCGATCGTGAGCATGATTCTAAAGGATGGAAAGAAAACGGTGGGCCGAATGTTGACCGAAATCAAATGAGCTTCACCCCGACGCCGCATCCGATCTTGCGACTTCCGACGGCGGGAGAGACTACCGCCATGGGCTTGGAATCCTGGACCGAGCGGATGAAGGTTCGGGAAGAGTTGATTGTCCGCGAAAAAGAAGATCCATTTTCTTTCGGGTGGGAACCGCCGATCTGGACGATCTGCGACTACCTGTTGGGTTTGCCCTGGCTAGACCAGGAAGTTTGCGCCCGTTATCAGCGGGCCCTGGGGTTCGATAAGGCCGTGGACGTTCTGCTGATAAATGGTGGCAACCGTGGGGGAAAGAGTGAGTACGCGGCCAAGCGAACCATGCAGTTCTTGCAGTTCATCGACAATGCCAGGGCCTGGTGCTTCCATGAGTCGAACCAGAACTCGGTGGAGTATCAGCATCCGCTCATGTGGAAGTTCCTTCCGCCCGATCAGCGGCGAAAGATTCGGACCGAGCGGGCCTATATTTCCTATAACCAAAAATATGGATTCAGCGATTCCAAGTTTGTCCTGGGCAACGGAAGCGAAGCGAGCTTCCGAAACTACGAGCAAGACAGGGATAAGATCGAGGGTGGCGAGCTCAACGTCGCTTGGCCGGACGAGCTAATTCCGGCAGATTGGGTGGAGACGTTGGAAATACGCCTGGCCACACGTTCGCCCAACTCGAAAATGATTGTGACCTTCACCCCTGTTCGAGGCTATTCGGATACGGTAAAGATGTTTCTCGACGGGGCGGAAGTGACTCGAGAAGGTACTGCGTTTCTTTGCCCGACGGATGGCGGCGATCCGTTGCCCGACTTGGCTTTGGAGCTCGAAAATTGCCTGGCATGGGATACGGATGAGCCAAGCCAACCGGATATTCCCGAAGGCCGCCGATTTGAGAAAGTGCCCAGGGTGGCCAAATGCCTGGGCGGTGAAGGAAGGAGGGCCGTGGTATGGTTTCACTCCTCGGACAATCCCTACGGCAATCCCTCGGCCGTTATCAATATCGTGGACGGTAAGCCGCGGTGGTTCGTTAAGGAACGCTTTTATGGAATCGCCAACAAGGCAATGGCTACCCGTTTCCCGAAGTTTGGGAAAAACCACATAGTCCCGGCCGAGGCGATCCCGAAGGACGGTGCCGGCATGATGGTATGCGATCCGAGCTCCGGTCGAAATTTTTATATGCTCTGGTTGAAAGTGGTGGGCGAAGTGGTTTACGCTTACCGCGAATGGCCTGGCAATTACGACATCCCCGAAGTCGGAGTGCCTGGGCCCTGGACTTTGCCCGACGGCAAAAAGGCCGACGGCCGCCCAGGGCCCGCCCAGGATAGTTTTGGCTTTGGCCTTTGGAAGCTGAAGCGGGAAGTCGCTCGCTTGGAGAAGTGGACCGATTATGAAGATTGGTGCGAAGGTCCGCGGGATGAGCGTGAATCGGATGCCGTTAAAGCATGGTCCGAGTGGTCGGGTGGTAAAGAAGACGTAGAGGTTAGATATATGGACGCCAGGGCGGCGAGTCATCCGCGGATCGAGGGAGATAGACCCGTCACGCTTTTAACCGAGTTTGCCGACCAGGGCCTTTCGTTCTACTGCGCGCCTGGCGGCGACATCGCTGAAGGCGTAGCGAAGATCAACGACTTACTCGATTACGATGAAGAGGGTGAGATCAGTTATCACAATAAACCGCGGTTAATTGTGAGCGATGAATGTTTGAACTTGATTTATTCCTTACAGAATTGGACGGGGAAGGATGGTAACAAGGGAGCGAGCAAAGACCCGATCGACGCTTTACGCTACGGAGTGATGGCGGGGATCGAGGAATTGGATGTCGGTTCCTGGACAAGTGAAGGGGGTGGTCATTTTTAATGACGAATAAAATATTAGTGCGGCGGAAAGAACTTTTGGAGGTCACGGGGATTACGAGGTATCAGCTCAAGAAATTTTTAAAGGCGGGAGTGCTGAAACCGGTGAAATTGCCGGATATGCACCATTACTATTATCGCATCAACGAGGTGCAAGAAATACTGGGGGGAGAAAATGGAAACGGAACAAGAGAAAGTTAAAATTGGTGTGGATCGACTTGCGGGAGACGGCTCGGCGGCCGATCCCACTAAGGCTGAATTGACCAACTTGAAAAACGAGATGGATCAAATAATGCAAGACGCCGCTTACGACGTGAATGCTCGTCGATCCGACGCGAATGACGCGCGATATTGTCGTTGGCCTGGTCAGAGTTCCGACGGCCTGGTCCACTCGGCGGACTTGGACGGCAAAGAGGCGTTTCCTTTTGAAGGTGCTCCCGACTCGAGAATTAGGACCGCCGATATGTTGGTCAACGAGCGAGCCAAGATTTTAGTTGCGGCCGCTACCAGGGCCCAGGTCACGGTGAAGGGGACCGAATCCCGCGATATGCGGCTTGGGGCTTATTTGACGATCGTCCTTCGATGGGTGCTCGAGAACCAACTCGGTTCATCCTGGCGTCGAACCCTGGAGCGTATGGCCCAATACCAAGAGGGTGATGTTCCCGCGGGGGCCCTCATGGGAATATATTGGAATCGCGAAGTTGCCCTGGAGCGGGCAACGCTCGGTCTCGAGGAGGTTCTAGAATTTTACATGGCTTCGGCCAGGGTTGAGGAAGGTGCCGAGGTGGAAGGGTATGCCGAGGAATTCATTGGGCTCTTCCAGGACAAGGAAGGTGACAACAGGGTGGCCGACATTATTATGGGCGGCCTACCGCATTTGAAGCGCAGGACTGCAAAAAGGATGGCGAAGGAATTACGGGAAAACATGGTGGTGGTCGATGGCGTACCTTCGACCGAAGCCGAATATCCTCGGCCCTATGTTCGCAAGAACGGTCTCAAGTTGACTACGCATCGAATGTTCGAGGATGTCTTTTTTAGTTCAAACGTTCACGATATTCAGCGAGCTCGAGTGATATACGTTCGAGAGTGGTTGACCGAAGTGGAATTGCGGGAGCGGACATTTACGCACGATTACTCCGAGAAGTATGTTGAGGAAGTGCTAAAGCATGAGGGCGAAACGGGGTTTCCGAATTACGAATATTCCGATTTCGTGGATAACCAATTGGTCATAAAAACGCCTGACGATCGGGCGCGTCGCGGACTCTTCGAGCAGGTTACCGCTTACCATCGAGCAAGCAACGACGATGGCATTCCAGGCGTATACTATACTTGCTTTCACGTGAACGTAGACGAAGCGGCCAAGCCTCGGCAACTACTGCCTTACGCTCATGGCGATTATCCGTTTGTCTGGTTCGGGCGTGAAACTCTTACCTCAAGGTTATGGGATTCCAGGAGCGTTCCCGAGCTTTCGATGTCCATGCAGAAGCTGCAAAAAATATTCTGGGATTCATATGGGGCCCATGTTCAATTGACGACGGTGCCGCCTGTAAAAGTGCCTAAGTCTAGGCCCAACGAAGGCATGGCTCTCGGTCCGCTCAAGCAAATCAAAGAAGGCCGCCCTGGGGAAATAGAATTTATGAATCCGCCGGCGTACCCGAATGCCAATGATAAAGCGAGGGTGGACGTCGAAAGAATGATCGACACGTACTTCGGCCGCTTCTCGGATTCGGTGCCGCCCGCGATCACGCAACTTCACGTCCAGGATATGGCTGATCGCTTCCTGGCGAGTCTCAAGGATACCTTCCTTATGGCCCTGCAACTTATTCAGCAGTACATGGATCAAGAGACGATCACCAGGATTACGGGATCAAAGGAAGGAATTCCAATGGCCAACTCGACTGCTGAAATCCAGGGCAAATTTGATCTCCAGGTTGTCTTTGACGCCAAGGATTTGGACGCCGAGCAAGTCATTAAAAAAGCTGAAGTGATCGGGAAATATATCTTGCCCATGGATACCCTGGGCACGGCCCAACGAGACCAGATCGTTTCCAGGCTCTTCGCGGGCATCGATCCGAATATGGCCGACGACGTACTGCAACCCGTGGAGGCCGCTTCGGCTAAGGAAGTGGATGACGAAATGAAGAATTTCGCTCTCATTGCCGCCGGCGTTGAGCCGCCCATGCAACCCGAAGGACAAAATTACGATTTGCGAGCAAAGGTGCTCAACGGCATCGCGGAGCAAAATCCCGCGGCCGTTGAAAGATTGTCCGAAGACTCGGTCGCGATCCTACAAGCAAGGCTCAAGCATTTGGGCCACATGGTTCAACAAAGAGAGAACGCCCAAATTGGGAGAGTTGGGGCTCGGCCTGGATTGGATAATCAATCAACCGGGCAACAGGGTGGGTACTAAAAAGAAACGAAATCATGGTTCAGATAAATGGGCTGAATTTAAGCGCCAGGTCGAAATTGGTTATGCTCGCTTTTATGAGCGAAGGGGAATGACTCCACCGCGGTGGGATATGGGTTCCTGTATTGATCGGGCGGCCCGCCAACGACAAAAAGAAAAAATCATTAAAGATGTTTTACCTCAAAAAGAAAATTGAAGTTAAGAGTAATTCGATTCCGTTCAACGAGATCGAGGATACGCTGAAAGGCACGAACAACGATAAGATCGTTCTGGCCGTGAATGCAATCCTGGACGATATGATTTTGGACTGTGCCATGGCCCCGGTCCATAACCCCGAGCTCCAGGGCGACGAAGTGCGTTGGCTCCTGGGGAAGACGGCGGGGCTTATGGAAGTTCGGGCCATGCTCTCTGATCTGACAAAATCTAAATAATGCCATTCCAGGATAAAACTTTTGTTGAGCCCGGCTTGCCGATCCAGGCGGATTCGGTGGTTCGTGGCAGTTACTCGAACTGTACTTACAGAGTTCAACAAGCCCGCCGATACCACAAGGGAAAAGGGTGGTATGTCCAGGGCGCGGATTTAAACGATAAGCGAGCGACTGCCTGGTTCAATGATTTAGGCGAACGCCGAGGTAACGAGATCGATATGCCTAACGGCGACAAGTTGGTAATTGTTTCCGAGCCCGAAACGGCGGGTCAGATGACCATGGAATTATTTTAATATTTCAGTCGAAAGTATAAATAATAACAAGGGAGATATAGCTATGCCATACGGAAAAGGGACTTACGGAAGCAAACGGGGAAGGCCGCCGAAGAAAAAAGCATTACCGAAAAAGGCCCCGGTAAGAATGAAAAAGAAATTGAAGACCAAGTAATTTCTCTGTTCACCACACTCAGAAAAATAGTCTAGCCCGCAAGCTAAGACAAGAAAGGGCGACCGTAACTGGTCGCCCTTTCGTATTGATTCGTTGCTTCTTTTATGGCAAAACGCATTTTTCTGAGTGGGGGTGTAGCTCAGTTGGTAGAGCAGTTGGCTCTTAACCAATTGGTCCGGGGTTCGAGTCCCCGCGCCCCTACCAGAATCCTTATTCTTTAATCGGCGGCAATTTGAAGGAGCCGGAAACGATTCGTTTAATTTCTCCGCGGGCCTCTGGAACCTCGCAATAGATGTGCATTAAACCCAGGGCGGCTCCGTTTACTTCTATGCCGTCAAGTCCTTGAACCTCGTACGTTTTGTTCAGCGAATCGATTTTTCTTCTTATCGCTCGCTCGTCGCCTCTCCAGATCGGCCGAGTGGCATAGTCGAAGGCCAGGAGATCATTGCAAAGGAATTTTGCGTTTACGATGTACATATCAAATACTCTCCCCATGTTGTTGACCATCGCCGAAGCCCGCTTCGTAGGCTTGGATCAGCCCGGCCTTAGTGGCAGGTAGGTCAAGGCAATGCAGGTTCGCCGGGCCGAATGGTTCGGGACGCAGGGCTTTGGCTTGGCGTTTTTTGTCAGCAACGGCAGACGCTAGGTAGTCGTCCCCATCTTTTAGCCAGTTGTCAGACGTGTATTCGGCCTCGTTCAAGGCTTGCTCCCGCTCCTCCTCGCACTCCGCCTTTAGGGCGGCTTTGGCGGCCTTTACCGCCTCCTGTTTGGAACTGAAGGCTCGGTCGGATTGTACGTTGTGGCCTGGTAAGTTTATTAAATATAGTTTCATTATGCTACTTGGCTGAATAGGTTGGAGTCTAGTGAAGCTTCCTCGAGGGCGTCGGGCAAGCGTTCGGGCTCGAGGGCCTTTACGCGATCCTTGCCGAGGGCGGCGTAGAATTGTTCGGTGGTTACGACCGATGCGTGGCCCAGGAAGTTCTTGGCTTGCTCGGCTCCTAGCTTGGCGTAGTAGTCCGATCCGCGAAGCTTGCGAAGCTCATAGCTCGCTTTCTGGTAGCCCTCTTCTTTGGTCCAACCGAGGCCACGCATGAATCCGTTGAGTTCGATCTCGATAAGATTGTAACGCTCGGTCTTAGTTTTCAAAGGGATAACGAAACCGCCTGGATCGTCCTGGTTGAAAAAGGGTAGTATGTCATTAAAGACCGCTCTTTTGATCGCGATTGTGCGGCCGGGCCGTTCGGCCGTGGAATGCTTTGGACCTTCCCAACCTTCCTCGCCTACCTTCAGACGATCGCCCTGGATGGTCACTTCGACGTCACCGTTCTTGCGTTGCTTGAACCAGGACCATTTGGCGAATGAAGCTTCGCCTGGTCGAAGGCCGAGCTCGTAGCCAAGGGTAAAAGCCAGGAACAGATTTGGGTTGGTTTCTTTTAAGGCTCGGCCCGCTCGCAACGTGCCGTCGATTAATTCTTCGGGGGGGCGTTGGTACGCCGGCGCTGAAACATGAAAAGCTTTATGGGCCTTATGAAATTCAAACACGCAAGCAGGTAGTTGTATTCCGCGTTCTTCGTAAAATTCGCGGGGGCTTATTGGGCCCTTGGCGTTCTGGGCAATGACCGACCTAGCTTGTCGAAGGTTGGCCCCGATCGTGACTTGAACGTTGCTTTTAACTTTTCCCGACTCCTGGCCTTCCTTGAATTTATGCTTCGCGAACTCGGTAGCCAAATCTTTAGTGAAAAGCAGGGTGCTGAAATTATCCAGTTCGGCGGGGATCACGTCGATGGCCCGATCTCCTTGTTGGCGGAAGCCGCCAATCGGCGTTTCCAAATTGATCGTCGGTAAGGTCGGTTCGACAACTCGAGCGATCCGTAAGAGAGCTTGCGCATTCTGGCGAATCGTTTTGGGTTGCGGGGCCTTTCCGATCTTCCTGGCTTCGTCGGCCCAGGCATAGTAACCGCGAACCAGATCGCCAATGCTTGCCCATCCGCGGGATTTCGCCGCGGACAATTTCTCAACCTCCGACCATTGATCGGTTTTTGCCTGGGAGAGCATTTCGTCGCGGCGAGCCATTGCGATCTCAAGCGAGCTCGTTTTCAAGGACTTAACCAAGTCGGTGCCGTTGGGCCCATGGCCTTTCGCGTTGAGGTAGTATTTGCCGCCGCGCTTCTTTAGGAATTTCTTATTATTTTTTTTGCTCATAGTTCTGACGGTTTTGAGGATTCGAGGATGGTTATGATAATTGGGTTTGGGTTGGTGTAACTGCGTGATTCACCATGTTATGAACTGTTACATAATCGAAGTCAAACTTTTGTACCCATTTTGTACCCAAAAAAGGTGGAAAACTGAGGTAGGATGAGGAAGGATGAGAAAGGATAAATCCCTCTGCCGCTTAGTGCCTATGCGGTACGGAGCTAGATTCCAACAGGTTTGCGAAAAGGGCCTGGGCTTGATTAAGAGTCCGCTAATATTTTTTTTAGTGGGCTTGCTCTAAAATCTCATCTCGACTTTTCAATTCCCCTCTAGCCCTTTACTGGTGCGGGATACAGGGGTTTTTACTTTTGGAATTTTTGTCAATTTCGTGAAAGCCCAAAAAGCTTTTGTACCCATTTTGTACCCAAAACGGCCGATCGTTTTGCCGTTTTGATCTTAACAAAAGCGGACCGAATCGAACCGAATCGGACCGAATCGAGCCGAATGGGACCACCACCCTCTCGACAAATTTCAAGTCATGGTCGATGGGGGAATCATGGCCACTTGGTTGGCCTGTTAAAAAACCATGACTGACGAAAATTCACAAGAGGTTCCTTCCGTACCCGAGGACGCCGCCGAGGCGCCCGCCGAAACGGTTGATGATAGCAGAGCTCTATTCGATGCGGTCCAAGAAGACTTACTCGAATCGTCGCCCTTTGACCTGGGCGAACCGGAAGCGGCCGAGAGCGAAGACCGCGAAGAATTGCCGGAGTCAGACCCGGTGGAAAATACTGATCAACCATCAGATCGCGTACCGGCCGAAGTGCAGGACTCGATCGATCGACGGATCGGAAAGGAAGTATCAAAACGCAAGGCAGTCGAAGACCAACTTGAGGACGCCAAGGATCGAGCCAAAGACCTGGAGAGGAAGTTGGCGGAATCGCGGCAACCGCAAATCAGTCTAAGCGAAAACTCTTACGACGGGAAACCGATTCAAGACCTGGTCGATGAAGAACAAAGGCTTCGCAACTTTTGCCGTTGGGCGGAAGAAGGAGCTCTTTACGATGGGCATGAATTCGAGGACGCCAACGGTGAGTTCGTTCGACATGAGCCCGAAACCATTCGGAAACATTACTCTTCGGCCAAAGAGGCCCTGGAGCAATCGATTCCAAATGCGCGAGCGAAAGCGGAAACTGCAATCGCGGTCAATAGTGAGATCGCAAAAAAGTGGCCCGAGCTCGTTAGCGTAAATGGCGGAAAGGCAAAAGCCTCTTACGAAGCGATACTGGCGGAACCATATTTTGCGGCCCTGCTGAAGGCACGGCCTCAAGCGGCATACTTGGCGGCTCACGCCGTGCTCGGCGTAAAGGCCGATCAATCCAAGGTTCGTCGCGCTCAAGCCGGCAACGGCTCGAGGAATGCGGCCGCGCCATCCTTACCGACTGATCCCGGTTCCCGCGGAGCAAGCTCCCTGGGTCCCAGGAAGAAAGGATCAACGGGCCTTAGTTCGGAATTAAAATCCATGGCCGCCGACGGCGACCTGGAATCCGTAATAGGCGCTCTGATGGGTGAATGAAAACTTAATATAATTTAGGAGAAAAAATTTAGCCATGGCTATTCTTTACGAACGCACCGCGGTTGCGAAACCTACCGATTGGGCCGATCTCATATCCGTTATCGAGAGCGATTCCACACCATTCACATCTATGGTCGCCAAGCGAACCAAGCCCGCCCAGGTCACACATTACTGGCAAGCCAAGCAGTATCCGACCGTCGGCCACACCGGAGTTCTCGATGGCCTCGACGCCACCGAGTTCAATTCCAACCAGGCCGAGGAACTTATCGGGACGTCTCAAAAACTTTGGTACAACGTCGGGGTTTCCGATTTCATGGAAGACGCCGCCCACCAGGCAGGGGTTTCCGGGTCGGCAATTCGAGCGCAAACGGCCGAGGGGTTAATCACGCTTAAGCGCATGATCGAGAAACGTTGCTTGTCGAACGCTGAAGCGGTCCGCGACGATGGAGTTGCCCAAGGTAACGAAACTCGCGGGGCCTTCAAATGGTCCGACAGTAGCTTCACGATTCAAGCGGTTCCATCGAACTTCCAGACTCCCGCGGCTTCCAAGTACGCCGGGACGTTGGCGACTTTCGACGAGGACGACATGGGTGATTTGGGCGAATCCGCGTACAAGCAAAGAAAAGGCCAGGTTTCCTTAGACGGCTTTTGCGGCATCGAGCTCAAGCGACGCTTCACCGAGTTTACGACTTACCAAGCAGACGTGACTAATTACACGCCTGTTCGGACTTTGAGTGGAAATCAAAAGGATCGCGAACTGGTTTCGACCATTGATGCCTTGGTTCTCGACTCTGGCCGATACCGTCTGCACGTCTCGAGCTTTCTGAAAACCGACAAGGACACGGGAGCCGATTCAGCAACGACTCACAAGAGCGGCATATTCATGGACATGAGTATGTGCGGCCTAGCCTACACCAGGCTTCCGCGGGTAGTTAATCAAGAGTACCAAGGGGGTGGCCATAAAAGGATCATCGACGCCTTGTTTATGCTCATGGTTGACAATCCATTGTCCTTGATCGCCGTCAACGCAACTTAATCCAGGAGGAAATATACAATGGCAGTTATAGCAGTAACTAATAGCGACAGAATCGAGCCGCTTTTAATTCAAGAAGGCTCGCTGAAAGGCGCAACTCACTCGGTAAGTTTAAAAGCGAGCGATCTGGCGACAGTAACGGCGGCCGGTGATTCGGCCACCTTCACGGTTTCCTTGCCCGTTGATCCGTCCGCGGCGGCACCGACCTCGATTGAGGGGTTGGAGTGGCACCTGGAAACTCCGTTCACTCGGCGGGGGCCGACCGATGCCGACGTTGTCACGGTGACCACCGTAACGGTTGGGAATCCGGATGACGCCGATCAATACTTCGCCGCTACGAAAGTGGTGGAAGGCGACACGCCAGTTTCTCGAAAGGCGGCAATCGCCGGCAATGTCTTGACCTTCACGGGCGCCACGAACGCAAAGATTCTCTTTACGGTAGCGGCACAGGGGGGGAAGAAGTTGAGCCTACTCGATACCGGGCTTCTTACGATTTATCTGAAGATCGTCACTACGGGGCAATAAGTTTTACTCATGGGTAATGGCGGGCCCTGCTTTGGGGAAAGCGTGGAGGGGCCCGCCTTGCTTATATTTTTATGGATTTCAACGCAATAGTCGATGAGTTCAGAAGCGGAGAGCAAAAGAAGCTCTTCGATGCCGAGCGCTTGCAAAGGCGGGCGGCTTCTGCAACTGGCGCCAGGCGAGCCATAAAGACCGGCGAAGTGCGTTACCAGGTAAGGCCCGAGTTCTTTCACTATTGGGGCAAGCGGCTTGGGTACGAATGTTGGGACGACCATGACGGTTTCGTGCGTGAATTCCTTCGGGATAACCCGGAATGTCGGGTAGTATCCCATACCGATAAAATCCAAGTTGGCCGGGGAAGCCTGGACAAGAGGAACGGTCAGCATTACCGGCGACCGATCGTCGGTACGAAGTTTAGAAAAGTTTACGGGAAGGCGGCATGAGAACGCTCTCATTCCGCCACGTACTTCGCGGGATTCTCGCCAAGGACGGGGTGCCGGCTGAATACATCGATACCTATGGCGCCGGACTAGGCCCATTGATTTCGGATCGCGTTCGAGAAGCCTGGGAGCATGACTATTGGCCCGAGCTAACTAGGATCGACCAACGGTGGTATCGCGCGGATTATGCCGGAGGGACGGCTTATGCGACGGGCGACTTCGTTTACGACCCGACGGGCGACAAATATTACAAGGCGGTTGCGGGCTCGACGGGCCAGGCATTGTCGAACACCACCTACTGGACGCCCGAGTTTACCGGGTTTGATCGTTACGTGGCATTGGTGCAAGCGGGCAAGACAACCATTGGATCGCCTTTGGCTATTTACTCGAAGAATCCGCGGACTAGCGATTCGCCTGGGCGAATGAATTTTGAACTGTCGGACAATGGGGTCCAGGTCAGTTCGCTTGCGGGGAATTCGGTATGGCTAGAATATCGGACGGCGCCGACTCGATTCGGGACCGATGAATGGAGCTCGAGCACTACCTATGCCGTCGGTGATTTAATTTATCACGACGCCACCGCCGAATGTTATATCTCGATCCAGGCGGGATCGAACCAGACGCCGCCCGCCGGGGCCTACTGGACGAAGCTAGACTTCCCTTACATTTTTGAGCGATGGACGGTCCAGGCTTGCTACGCCGACCTACTCGCGAGCGACGGCCAGACGGCAAAATCAATTTCAGAACTTCAGAAGGCGGATGACCTTTTGGGCGACCTATCAACTAAAGAATCACCACAGACTCAATGGCCTCGGATACAAGTGGCCAGGGTTTCATAATCATTAAACATCATGGCAACATCACCAAACGTAAACGTTCGCAATCTAACCGGTGGCAACGGTTCTGTTTTCGTAAATTCCGACACCGCGGTGGCCGGAGATTTTTACGCTATTCAATTCTTAAAGACCACTCAGATCGACGCATTGACGGGCAATATGGAAAATTCCGCGGCGTTAATTTCTGCTAATCACGAATTTAGTAGCGGCGAAGTTATCTACGGCCGTTTTCAGAGTGTTCAAATCGACAACTCCGGTGCTTGCTTGATTTATCGAAGCTAATGTCACTTGGAGTAAATAGTGTGAGTCTTGGACTCGCGGCCGGGTCGGCAGGTACTAGCTCCGGCGCACCCATTGGCGGCGTTTCATACACCAACTCCGCAAGCGTTCGCTTTGACGGAACGAATGACAATATGCAGCTTGCTTCTCAGATTGAGTACACAGGGGCATTTACTTTCAGCATTTGGGTCCATCCAGTATCCGGCAATGAAGGATGGATTTCCGCTGGGACTAGTGGGGCTTCCGGCCCTTGGCTAGATTGGTACGGAGCGGCGTATGGAAACAGTTGGGTGCTACGAAATATGGGAACTATAAACGGGACTGCCGGAGCCGCAAAAGCCGGTGTATGGTATCATATTGCGATAATTCGCGACAGTTCAAATGTGGTGAAAATGTGGGTAGATAATTCGCAACAAGGGAGCAACAGTTCTTTTACAGGCACGGCTGAATTTTCACAGTTTGCGGCGTACTCGTCCGCAGGAAATACGGCATTGAATGGGTATTTAGACGAAATTGCTTTTTGGGGATCCGACCAAACCTCTAACCTTGCGGCTATTTATAACTCTGGACTCGGGGCAGACCTAAAGGGATTGTCGCCGGATTACTGGTATAGAATGGGAGACATTAATGGAAGCTCTGGTGATACCATTGCCAACCAAGGAAGTGGAGGCAGTAACGATGGCACTTTAACGAATGGCCCCACTTATAGCTCCAAAGTACCCTACGTTTTGCCCCCTCAAACGAATTCTCTAGGTGTAGATTTTGACGGCACGGATGACTATTTAGCTATCGCCGCTAACGCTTCGTTGAATACGGCGGGGGATTGGAGTTTTACCGCGTGGATCAATGCAGACGATTTAAGTTCGTATGAAGCTATCGCGGCGAAACGAACGGGCGGCTACGATTGGCAGTTTGCCGTGAGTGGCAGTAAATTAACTTTATATTTTGGGAGCGGAGTTACTGTGAGCGGAAGCACGACTCTGAGTACTGGCACTTGGTATCACGTAGCTTTTACCGTGGATGTCGGAGTAACTAACGGCGTAAAATTATTCGTAAACGGCACACAAGAAAACAACACGACCACAAGTGCCACTAGTTCTAACGCCGGAGCATACGGATTAACCATTGGTGATAATACTATACCCCGGTGGTGGAACGGAAAAATGGACGAGATAGCGATGTTCCACACGTGCCTTACCGCCGAAGAAATTCACGTTGTCTACAATGATGGCGTTCCGCCCGACATAGACTCTTTGTTTCCAGTAGCGTGGTGGCGACTTGGGGACGGCCCTGGCGATACGGACTCTGGTGGAGGCACACCGGCAAACGCTGATACTGTAGGGACAATAGTAAATCAAGGCAGTGCGAACACAGGGTCTGGTCAAGGCAATGCGACTGTTGTAAATGCCCCCACATACACTAATTCAATACCATCTTAACATTATGAGCAGAACTTACGTGATTCTAGACGCAGACGAAGTGGGAGATATAGTATTCTCGGAAGTTGAGGAAACTTCAGAATCTACGCTTCGCTACAACCTAGCGGAAACTCAAACTTTCGTGAAGTACGAAGGAGCTAAACCTCGATTTCTCTACGGGAAGACGACCTACACTCATTCCGAAATCCTAGCGATTCTGGAAACTAACGCATGGAGCAACCCTCCACCTGAATGAGACTGCTCGCAATATTCATGCTTATTGTTTTTACGGGATGTTCTTGGGCTAAATTGGCTCCAGTAGGTGGTGCCGTAGCAGGTGGGGCGGCGGGATCGGTAGGCGGCCCAATAGTAGCAGGGGCTTCCGCGGGAGCGGGTTACACGGCCGGTAAGCTTTATCAGTTGTCCCAGGAAAATAAAGAGCTCGCGGCCGCGATTACTTCCGGCGACGTCGATGCAATAGTAAAAGAACGGATCAAGCATGGTTTAGCCGAGCAACAAGATTCATTTACTAGTTTTGTAGGCTCGGTAAAAAAGATTCTCTACGTGGCGGGCACCCTTTTGCTTTGCTACCTGGCATTGCCATTTCTTTGGACTAAAAAATGTATGGATGCCCATCGAGTTGAAACTGATCAAAAACTGACTAGGGCCCCATTCCCGAAACGCCCGACAACGGGAAAAGATAAATGAAAAATCTTAAACATCTGAAAGAATTTTACTTAGCCCTTGGTCGCACCGGCAAGGCCCTTGCTATGTTGGCGGGAATAGCGATTATTTTATTTATTCTCGAGCTTTTAGGCGGATGCGCCTGGCGATTTTAAGATGATTAGCCGCCGTCAGTATTTTCAGTTAGACGACCAACCGAAGCTTGATGGCGATCGGTCTTTTCGCGGACTGAAGAGCTACCCGGATGCGGGGGCCCTCGAAGAAGGTTATCTGGCGGAGGCGGCGAACGTTCGCCAGGATGAGAATAAGGTCCGAGTGCGGCGAGGTCTCGAAAGGAAAGCATATTGGGGGAGCGGCAAAGCCGTCCTCGGCGCCGGTCGATACGCGAACTCTTACGACGCTACTCCCGCCGATGAGATCGCCATTGCGATCGCGTCGGAAGCGTACCTTTACGATCCGGGCGCCGGGACAACAACCACGGTGCCCTACCAAAGTGGGCAAACTACTGGAGCGGCCGAGTTTCTCCAGGCGTTCGGTTCGTTATTTCTGTTTCGAGGTCGCGGGGCTTCTACTCCGGCTACCATTCCGTTTACCCTCGGCAAGTATCCGCTTCGTTACGACGGGCAAGAAATCGTTAGTCCGACTGATGGCGGCCTTTTAAAAATGCCGAAAGCGTGTTGCATTCTCCAGGTGCATGGGCCTCGCTTGGCCCCGATCGCCTGGTCGGGCGGGACCACGTATTCTATCAACGCCCTGGTCGAACACTCCGGGCGTTTCTACCGGGCGATTGCGGGATCGACGGGCGAAGCGCCGCCGAATGCGACTTACTGGCTTCGGATCGAATATTCGTCCACGCAGTTGCCATTCGTTTTGTTTGCCACCTTGGACCTCGCTCCTATCGAAGAGCGATCCGCGACTTTCACTTTCGACTCTGCCACAGGCGCGGTCACTTCGGGCCCGACGGGTCACGGCTTCGAGGAAGGGGAATTGATAAAGATTACGGGGACCACCTCCGCGGACGGCACCTGGGAGGTGCATCGCGTCGATGGTTTCTCGGTGACATTGAAAACAGTTCCGAGTCCCGCGTCGAACGAGAACCAGAGCACGTCGCCTCGGCCGCTCTGTTGGTCCGAGTCGGAAACATTGACCGCCGCCGACTTCGCGGTGATGGCGGGAAACCGGATGGCCCTGCGAGCGGACAACAACAACGTGATCTTTTCGGCATTGATGTCCACGGAATTCATAGGCGAAGACTTATCCGAGACGACGGCCGAAATGCTTTCTTTTAATGAAGGAACGAGCGATTATATCGTCGGACTCTTCCCTTTTCAAGATGACGACATGATCGTCTTTAAGAGAAATTCGATTCACCTGGCGCCCAACCTCACGGCGATCGCCACCGAGCCTACCGAGATTACCAGGCAAATGGGTTGCGTGGAGAGAAAGACGATCGCGGGCGCGGGCGGCCTGGTTTTCTTCTTATCCGATTCGGGAGTTTACGCAATTGACGTGGGCGTCAAGGGCGGTGCGAAGATCGGCACTTCGGCGGCGCATTTGTCAATTACCGACAAGCCTCTTTCTGAAGACATACAAGACAAGATCGATGGGATCGATTGGGCAAACGTAGGCGCCGCCCGCGGCGTCTGGTACGACAATCGCTATTGGTTGGCTATTCCCGAAACGGGATCGGGCGGCCAGGCAAAAAAGATTTTGCTCTACAATTCAATTTTGCAAGCGTGGGAGTCGGTCGATTCCTTGCCGATCGGCGTGAAGGAATTCTTGCTCCTGGCCTATGGCGGCCGACAACGTCTTTTCATTATAGATTACGAGGGAACTCGTTACCTGGTTGATTCCGTAGCGGGCGCCGATCAATACGGAACAGGTGGCTCGCCTTCCACCGCAAACGTGGCCGCCTCGGCAACGACCAGGGCATATGATTTCGACGACTTGAATCAGAAGCGATGGCTTCGCACCGGAGTTTTGTACAACACTCTCGATTCGGCGGCCTCATCGATTCTGGTCACACCATCAACCGTAAGCCCTGCCAAGACTCTCCCCACTAAAACTTTAACAGGCACGACCGCGGCCGAGGAATTGAAACGAATTCCGGTACGCGGGCGGGGCCAAAGCATTCAGTTAAAAATTGACAACCAAAGCGGCGGCCGATGGGAGCTTCGCGAGGTCCGAGTGGAAGGATCGATCGCGGGCCGCGGCCTTCAAAACTACAAATAACCATGGGCACATATCTTACTAAGGGAGTTACTTTCGCGAGCGGCGATACGGTAACGCATACTAATTTAAACAACCTCGTTGACAACGCGACTTTCACGGCGGGTGGAATTGGGTCGGCCGCGCTTTCAGCGAACGCTTCGAGCGGCGTGATTACGGGCAACACGTCGAAGGGGGCTCCCGCCTTGACCGACCTTGTGCTTCTGCACGACGCCTCGGCCAACACGCTCCATAAATCGACCGTGGGTTCTCTCGGTGGCGTTCCGGCTCCCTGGACCACGACATTGAATGGAAATGATTTCGAGCTAGGGCGGTCGGGCTCCGGGGATTTTAAATTGACTTCCGGCATGTTTAAGGTCGGGGCCGATTATTACGTCGAATCTACGGGGTGGACCGTCCAAACGGATGGAACCGGAACAAGGTACTACGACTCGTCCGACAATCCCGGAGCGATGATTTATTCTCAAGCCTCGGCGTCGGTTTCGGTGGTTCCGATTTCGGGCACGAACAACATAACCCTTAATTCCATGGGGCCAATCGTGGCATCCCCGTCGAAAGCAGACGAATCTGCGGGCCTTACTGTTCACGCCCATGGCGCGTCCTGGTCTTCTGAAAACGACGCCCATGACCATATCTGGTCGATGTTGCCCGAGAAGACCGGCGGATTTGTCGTTCAGAAAAGTGGCGGTGGCGTCGGGGTGGATGAAAAAATCAAGCTATTCGCCCAGGACGGGATCGAGCTCTACGACAACAACCCTCTGGCCCAGGCTTTTTTCAAGGCGTCGAACGCGCTGATCGTGGTGAACGACACCGGGCTTGACACGGATTTTCGAGTCAACGGAAATGGAGTGGTCAGCATTATTCAGACTGATGCGGCTACCTCGGCGGTCACAATCGGCAAGTCGATTTTCTACCAGGGTGGTCATGTGAAATTACTGCCTGTAAGTACGGCCGCGCTGAACGCATTGAGTTCCCCGCCCGAGGGCTCGATTGCGTATTGCACCGATGGCAACGCGGGAGCGGATTGCCTGGCGGTCCGAGATAGTAGTGGGGCCTGGAAACGGATCGCGCTCGGAACGGCGATCGCAACATCCTAAAATCCAGATGATGCATTGGGAATTCTTTGAGATGATCGTCCTGGGCCTTTTTGGCCTGGGTGGGTTTTTCCTTAAAATGATTTTCTCTCGGCTCGAGTCGAACGGCAAACTGTTGACTGAAGGCTTGGCCGACCAGGCGGCCATGAATGAAAGAATTATTTCGTTGTTTCGGAATTATGATAAGCTCGAGACCAAAGTCGAACATCTGGCCGAGCGAAAATAAATGGCTAATTTTGAATTCGATCCCCAGGCTTTTGTGCAGAATGCCGCCGCACGAGGAACGACTCGGACCGATGCGACGAAAAATTGGGAAACGCTTTTGGGTTTGGGGAGCACCGCCATGCACGTGGCCAATCCGATCCTGGCGAACAATCCCCGGCAACAGTCCCTAAGATCGTCGTACGTAAATGCCTACGACGCCTACAACAAGATTTCGCCCGCCGTAAATGCTTTCAGCCGGTATGAACAGGCAAGTGAATTGCTCAACCCAGACACGGGTGGTGCCGCCGCGAGTAGGGTCGCGAGCCTGGAGAACATGACCCAGACCGCGGCCGACGCTCTGTCCTGGACAAATCCCGTTTTAGGGGTATCGACCTGGCTGAACTCTCTGACCGAAGACGAAGAGAATCCTTACGGCCAGATACCGATTCTAAAAGACCTGGAGAAGGGCAAGGATTGGGTGGCGGCGAAACTAGACGAGACTGACTTCGGCCAGGCTTTGAGGGAAAAGTCGAAGGCGGCCTGGGATGCGACGATCGGGAAGGTTATGGATACCGAGACGGGCCGCGCGATTTACGATGGAACGACCGACGCTTTGACGGCGGTGGACAAGTATTTACTTATGGGTCTGGCGCCTGGTTTGCATGACGCCAAGGAAGGGCTCGCGTACAAAGGTTACGTTGGTCTCGATCGAGCGGTGCGCGGGTATTTACCCGGCGGTATAACTCCCGCCGAGTACAAGATCGAAAAGCACGGCATGGCCGAAAAGGAATGGTCCCGCGATTTCTTACGCCAAGGAATTGATGGCGAGCCGGGCGGCGGATCAATGGATAAGCTTTGGGAGATGCAAACTATTTGGTCGAACAGGAATCCGCCTAACCGCTCGACAAATCCATTAGCCGACGAAGTTTGGTCAGACGATTCGCCAGGTGGGTCCGATGTCTATTATCCCGATGACGTGGCGAAGCTTTACGTCGACGCGGGCGGCGACGTTAGCGACGCAATCGATTTCGCTGAAAAGCATGGCGTCTCGCCAGAAACTATTGCAGACAATTTTGATCCGCTTTACACTTCCGAGAGGCGATTCGAGGCTTATGGTAATGGGGAAATATCCAACGTCGAATGGGTGGAAAATGCCTGGGACCGCGATGCAACGCCCGACGAGTTTCAAGAAATGATGAACGAGGGAATATCCTCAGAAGTTATTTATGACCGCGGAATTGAAAGTGGTTTGGAAGGTAAAGAAGTTATGTCGCGAACGGGCATGGATAGAATTCATAACGCTATTGAAATTCTTGGTTTCGAGCCCGATTCTCCAGAGTGGTTTTCGATGAGTCCCGTAAAAATGAAAAGCCATTCAGCGGAATATTCTAAAGTTCAAACATTGCATTTGCAAGAGGCTGATGGAAAATGGACGCCGGTCCAAAGAATGCCGGCATTTTGGAATTGGCTCGACTCGAAGCGAAGCAAATTAGGAAGGGCCGGTTTTGAAAATTATATGCACAACCTTTACGGTGGGAACCCTTTGCAGAATCCTCACGTGCGAGCGGGAATGAATTTCGATAAGCCTAGCGCTCAGTTGCGAGGCCCAAACTACGATGGATACTCTGGTGAAATCCAATACACTCACGTTTTGAACGTGCATAAATGGTCTCGAGTGGTTTCGGCTTTCTACCAAGAAATGACAAACAAAGTCGATGCGGACATGATTGAGCAGAAAGGCCGCGATTTTGGAATGGCGGCTGAAATATCTAGCTCAATGCCTCGTTTTTCTGGTCAAGATATCTTGATGAGAGAACTGGAACTTCCGACGCCGTCGCTTCCGAAAGGCGTAGTGACATGGGGAGCCCTTGAGCCGGTAAACTAAATTTAAAGGATAAAAATTATGGCAACTTACGTTAATGGACAGAGACAAAGACGATCGGGACCACCATCAGGAAGCGGAACGGCACCACCGCCGGCACCACCGCCGGCACCACCGGCGGCGACGGCGCGACCGACTCTGTTGCCGCCGAAAGGAGAGGACCCGGAAGTTGACGCTTTTCTTCTCGCTAGAAAACAAGCGTCCGAGGAATACGATGCTTTGTCCGAAGAGGAGAAAGCGGCGAGCGATAGCGATAAAGCCTTTGCCACCACCGGCGACCACATTCTCGACCAGGTAGTGAAAAGCTACATGAGGGACGACTATAACCTCACTCGCGAAGAGGCAATTGCCTCGGCCGAGGAAAGTTTGAAGACTCGCCAGGCGGAAATGGCGAAGAAGGAACTGGCGGACTATCAGTTGTCGCAGGGTTACGACACCCAGGAAACTCTAAAGAAAACGGTGGAAGCGTTTGAATACCGCAATTCCTTGGCTCCAGGCGATCCTGGTTACGCGGAAGCCAATCAAGTATGGCTACAATGGGCTCAAGAATCCGACCAAAAGGTCAACGAGCAAAAGAAGCTTGAGGGCTTGAAAGCCCAGATGGACAAGAATTTCATGGACCCGGAGTGGTGGACCTGGGACAAGGCGAAGAACGTACTGACGGGCTTGGCCGCGGGCGCTTACATTGGCGACTTGTGGGGATGGTGGGGAGACGATGAGGAGCCGCCGACCTACGACATGGACGAGCAAATATCAAAAGCGGCCCGGGCGATCACGAACAAGGAAACGCGGCGAACGGTGATGGAAGCCGAGATGCAAGACACGCCCGGCTATTCCGACATCAATCAACGGACGAAATACGAAGAGCAGTTCGGGCCCTTGGGCGACGCCGCGTTCGGGAATGAAGAATTCGGATCTACTTTTTTGGATCGCTACACGGCCGACAAATCCACCTGGGGCGCCGACGGCACACCAGGCACCGCGGACGACATGGATCGAGGTGATTGGCTCCTGGATAATTATCGAAAGGGCGAGCCCGGCGACGAGGCCAACGCTTGGCTCGGCCGAGAACTATCGGCAGTCGGTCAAATTGATCGGGCGGGCGAAGAGTTCAGCGAACTCGAGAGGAAAAGCCTGGTCAACTCTTTGGACGAAGCCGCCAAGTTTTATTTGCCAGAGGATGCGGGTGGCTATGGCTACGATCCCAACGACTTTAGAACCTACGAACAACAGGAAGCAGTTGACTATGCTAGGAACGCGGCCACGGGCCCCGTGATGAATGCCCTCGAGGGTAGCGTCCTGGACGAGCTCAACAAGGGCCGCACCTTGACCGACTCGGAATACCATCGAGTGGGCCAGGGCGCCTTGAAGCGGATGGCGCCGGGAATGCAACGGCAAATGAACGCTTCGCAAGGTGGTGCCGCCAGGTCCATCGACGAAGTGCTCGGCCGATCCGACGCTCGCCTGGCGCAACGGCAACAAGCCGCGGGCCAATTCGCCCAGATTCAACAGAGTTACGCCCCGGCGTTATCAAACATTATAAACGCGAACACTATGGACCCATTGAAGGCGATCGGAGTGGACGCGGGAACGGGACGCCAGGCGTATTCAACTTCGGGCCAGGGCCAGAGTGCCGCCATGTACGATCCGACCTCGGCTTATGCGGCCGCGGGAGGAGCCCAGGAATATCGAACGGCGGTCGAAGCGTGGAGCAACCAACAATCTACGACCGATAAAATTATTGATACCGCAAAAATCTACGCGCAAGCAACATGAGCATACGAACTTTCCAGGGAGCAGGGTTCAACCCCGTATCGACAATGGACGCCAGGATGGCGCCGCAAGCCCGAAAGGACCAGGCCATGGCCGTCATCCAGGAGATGAACGAAAAGGACAAGGCCGAGAAGGAGAAAGACAAGGCCCTAGCGGGAGAGACGAAGCGGTTAATGAAGATGGCCGAGGCATTCGGGGCCCCGCCGGGACAAGTTCTGGCCTGGGACAAAGATCAGTTGGCGGGCTACGTTGAAGGCACGATGAAGAAAGCGGTCTACGATCGCGACGTTTCCGCGAGGAAGCTCGGAGAAAAACAGGATTTGCGAGCCGAGCAAACGGCGAAAGCGCAACTGGATGCAAGCGCCGAAGCCAAGAGGTCCGCCAGGTCTCGAGCGATCACCGCGGACGCGGGTTTGCGCTTGAAGTATCAAGAGTCGGAGCGGGAGCGAAAACGCCAAGACGACACCGATAAATCTTTGGGCTTGGCCGTATTGGAAAGCTTGGAAAGAAAAACCAAGGCGAATAAAGGAAAAGACGTTGGCGATCCGGGGTATTCGCCTTTGAACACTTTGGAACTTTTGGCCGAGCGTTTTGAGAAAGACACGGGTTCGACCAAGGGTTTTACGGTTACTGAAGAAATGATCGAGGCTTTTGGTGGCCAAAAAGGATTGAACGCGGGCCAGGCTACCCTGGGCACCAGAAATATCGCGGAAGACCCAGGGCCAGACCGCAAATTCGGAACGGACGACGACAAAGGAAGTTTGGGCGTCCAATCTTACGTCACCAATCCCGATGGAAGTATTAGCTTGGGCGGAAGCTTTAGAACTGCGCAGTCCTATGGCGGTAGTGCGCCGACGGGTCCGCGTCAGTCTCTGAGTACGGACAACAACAAATGGGAAAATCTGCGTAGAGAAATGTTAGCCGGCGATGTGGATCGCGTTGAATATTTGGCCGGCCAAATGTTCCAGGATGATCTTGGCGACCCGGATTTGGACAAAGTGGCCGAGTGGAAGGCTCTGACCGAAAACGTTAAAGAACTTCGAGCGACAAAGAAAAGGGCCGAAGCGGTCTTGGCCGATCCCGGCTCCACGCAACAAGCGCGGGATTTAGCCCAAGCTTCGCTTGATGAAGCGGATGCTCAACTAAGCAATCTTTAGTCGTGGCGATCAACCTAACTAGACTTCGGTCCTTGTCGGCCGATATGGATGCCGCGTATCAACCGTCCAGAGTTTCCTTGGAGCCGCAAGAAGAAGAGGAATTTCAAAAATTCTGGGCCGAGGACGCGGCGGTACAGGATTGGCGGATCGATCTCATGGGCGGCGACGTTCCTAAAAGCCCGGACGATCCCCAGGAACAATTTGATTATCGAAAAGCCTGGAAGGCGGGCGATCGCCCCGAGATTGTTCCCGACAAGGTCGGGAGGATGGTGAATGGGGTCCGAGTGTTCGACGACTCCTGGCATTGGGGCTCGACGGGAAAGGATCGGGATCACCCCACATACCACAAGCAGTTTTTGAATTCCGACGATCCCCAGGAAGCCAGGATGGCGAAAGACCTGGAATCCTTGCGGGCCCGTCGCGCAGGTAGTAATGGAGACGGCGGCAACATTGATCCCTGGTGGCAACAACCATCGAAACCCGCAACCCAGGAAGTTGCGGGGGAGCCGGCGCCGACCGCGGCCAACACCGCCGAGCCAAACGAATTTCAAAGCGTATGGATGGCCATGAAGCGAAGTCTGTATGGTTTGCGATCGGGCGACGCGGCCAATGAGTTGAGCCAAATTTACGACGCGATCGAATATCAGCGGAAGGAATGGGATCGAACCAACAAGACTCTCGATCCCGTAATGTACTCGCCCGCCCGCTTCATCAACGAAACGGACATACTTACCCCGTCGAACATGGGTCGCGTCCAGGGAATGCCTCCCAGGGATCGAGTGACCGCCGGGGCCGCTTCCAATCCGTACATGGTAGATCGAGTTTTAGACGTTAAGACCGGTGAATACGTTCCCGCGGACGCCTGGAGAAGTAATCTCAAAGGCCAGTTCATGCGCAGGGAAATCGAGATGCCCGAAGGCGTTGAGCCTGGGCAATACGGCCAGGCGATCTCGGCCTCGCTTGGGCAACGCGGGGTAGATGATCTGAACAAGCCAGGTAGAAATTGGATTGGGCCCAGGGAAAACTTTGGTCCGACCGAGGGTATCCTGGCGACCGAGTCGAACAGGAAGAAGATTCGGACTGCTCGCTATAGGCAGGTCAAGCGTTGGGCCTCCATTCTGGCCGAGAACGAGGAACTAAAGAATTATATAGCGGGCTATTACTCGAAAGGGTACAAGGATTTTATGAACGATCCGGGCTTCGTCACCTTCATGTCGAACCCGATCGAGAACGTGGCTAATATCATGGGTGAGTCGGCCGGGCCGATGGCCGTTTCGGTAATGGCGGGCATGATCGGAAAGGCGGCGGGAGGATTGCCGGGCATAATGGGCGGCCAGTTCGCGGCCTCGCATCAAATGGAATACGGCAGTCATATAGTGCATGAGATGCTAGATCACGGGTACGACGCATCAAACCCGTCTCAAGTCCGCCAGTTTTTTCGGGATATGATCAAAGACCCGAAACTCTGGGACCAGGTGAAGTCCGACGCTAACGCCGCGGGCGTAATCGTCGGAAGCTTCGACGCGATTACCGCGGGCCTGGCGGGGCAGTTTGCAAAGATGCCTATGCGGGCCTTAAACAACTTCAAGAAAAGTCGTGTAGCAACCAAGGCGGGCCTGGAGATGGCCCTGCAAATGTCCGGTGGTGGAATGGGTGAAGCGGCCAAGCAGTTTTACTTGGATGGAGAGGTTACGGACGGCATGGCCATATTCCATGAGATCATTGCCGAGATCGGGACGACTCCGGCCGAAGTGGCGACGGCCGTTTACGGCGTGAGTGATGCCAGGGTAAACCGATCTCTAGGTAAAGAGGTCAAGGCATACCGCCAGGAAGTGAGTTTGGCGATAGAAGACTATGCGGCCGAGAAAGGGATGAGTCTCGAGGAATTTTTGGCGAAGCCCGAAGGAGCCGAGGCCAAGAAGTTGATGGACGAGCTCGCGGCGGCCGAGAACGACCCGAGCTCGATCATGGAACAAGCCCGAGAGGAAGGAGCGTTGAAGGAAGCCCTGGACGCTACACCGACGGCGGACGAACAAGCGATCCTGGACGAGCTCGTTGAGCTACAGAAACAGGATTTGGGAGAGTTCTCGAAGGACTCGCAGAATAATTTACCGCCGGACACGCACACCAAACCCGAAGACCAGACTTTGACCCGCGGCGAAATTGTTGCCGCCGTCCAGAAAAAGGTGGATGCCCTGGGAACGAACGCGCCCGGCGTAATGGTGTATACTGACCCGTCGGAAATCGTTCGGTCGGCCTGGGTGGCTAAATCCGAGGCGAAACAGGCCATGCTCCAGGAATCTACGGCCGAAGCCCAAAAGGAGTTCGATGAGGCGAGCAATGAACTTGCCAGGGCGTTGGAGGATTTTCAGCAGACTGCGGCTTTGGGCGTCGAAGTGGGAAGTCTTGACCCGAAAATCGAAAGCGCGCTCAGACGGCGAGAAAAGGCTTGGCAGACTGTTCGACGAGAGGCGGGCCCCGAGGCCGCCAAGCGAGTTGAGGAGGCGGCCGACGCCGAGCTTGACGCTCAAGCTTTGGCAATTGAACTCCAAGACGAAGGTGCGGCCGTTGAAGGATTCACCAGGCGAGGAAAAGTTTACTTGCGTGACGGTGCTTTCCGTAACGCGGATCGCGTAGCCCAGGTATTCGATCACGAAGTGGTCGGTCACGTCGGGACCGAGGAAGTCCTGGGGGAAATGAAGAATCGTTTTTACGCCCGCGTGGCGTCCAAGTTTTTGAATGATCCCGACTATGCCGACATCGTTGACGGCCTGGTTGAGAATTATTTGAGCGAGGAAGAACAAGCGGCTTTTACCGCGGGGGAAAAGATACCGGTGGGCAAACGCATACTGCTCGCCAAGGAGTTCGTCGCCAAGCTCTCCGAGAACATGGACTCAATGCGGACCGAAAAAGCCAAGGGCCTGGCCGCCTGGGCCCGCAAGAACCTCTTTGGCAAGGTAGATAAAAAAGTATTCCTGGACGGCGTGGAAAGCTTTACCGACCAACAGGTGCTTGGCGCCCTTTCCCTGGGAGCTCGAGCGACCCAGGCGAACAAGGCGGTCCTGGCCAGGGCCCGCAAGATAGCCAACCGCGAACGAGCGGCCGCCACGGCCGAGACGCAATTCTCGAAGGGCGCGGTCGCTAAAACGGATTCGGGCATAGTAAAATTAAGTTTGCCGTCGGAAGTTTTGGGCGAAGCCAAGAAGTTGCAATCGAGGATTCTCGAGACTGATGGCTCGGTGAAGGCGATCGGTGAGGAGTCGCTTCACGTTACCCTGGTGAATCAAAAGTTTTCCGATCCCGAAAGGGATTACGCGGTGGCGCCGCCAAATTTCCCGATCACTCTCGAGGCTCCTCAGAAAAGAACTGATGGCAAGAAGTCCAGTTGGTATTCTCGGATTCGCGAGCAAGAGCAAATGCGAAACTACCAGGAGGAACTTCACGGTGAACCCGTGGACCAGGATCGCGAGTTTCATGTTTCCCTGGCGAATGCCACGGGCAACCCGAGAGATTCGTTGGCGTACCCGCACAAGGCTCAAGCGACCGAAACGCTTTTCTCGAAGGCCCAGGCGGCGGAACTGGTGAACCCCATGACCGAAGTGATTTTGCCGAAGCTGAAAGGCAAGGTCTCGAGAGGTCAATTCGAGTCCATGGTCAAGAACACTCGAGGGGCCCAGGCCATGTACGAGTGGATGAACCCGGATGCGTTCTGGGAAAACCAATTCGATCCCATCAAAAACCCGCTATCTCTGGACCAAGTAAAGAAAAGGTTGGTGGTTGAAAGTCGCGGCCGCGTCAGTCAGATGCCGTCAAGCGCGAAGTATTTTGTGGTTTTTGATATAGGGGGCGAATTCGCGGGCAAGACAACACCGTTTCCGATACCGGCGGAGCGGACGAGCGAGTTCCTTTCGCGGGAGGCCGCCGACAAGGCGATTGAGCAATTTGCGAAAGAATTAGGCGAGCTCGGCCCGAAGGGAGCCGCCGCCAGGGCCGCGGCCGCACACTACAATTGGAGTGTTCCTGGTCCGAAACAATCAAAGTCGGTGCCCGCGATCGCGATTGAATCCTGGATGAATCAAATACAGACCGGGCCAGGCTTGCGAATTGTCCGTAACGTCAGAACCGAAAAGAGCGGTGGGGAATGGAATTTGTACGACGAGGATGGTGATTTCGTGGAAAGTTACTATGACCAGGAGTCCGCTCAAGAAGGATTGGACGAAATAGAAAACAGGTTGCGGGACACCGCCTTTGAAGAAGCCCAACAAGAATGGGCTCAAATGGTGGAAGCCGAAGTCGATGAACGTGCCGAAGAATTGGTCGATGAATGGCGAGAAGAGGAAGGTATGTTCGAGAATATGCCCGAGTCGGTACTGAATTCCTATGCGTCGGAGTCTTGGTTTGAGGAAACTCCCGACAAGAAGCCCGATTACGAAAAATTTGATTCATTGGCTCGCGAGCAACTTCTGGAACAGGGGTTGATTCAAGAGGAATTCGATACCGATCATTGGTATGAGACCGAGGCTTACGAAACGGATTGGATCGGCAACACCGAGGCCAGAATCGAAGAAGAAGAAGGCGGTGCAAAATGGGAAGAGTACACGATGGAGGGGGACCAAGACGACTCCTCTTATTACGAAGCGGTGTACGAGCAACCGCAATGGGCCGGGTCAGTTTACAATCACGCCTACTCCGGTGATACCGCCATGCCGTTCTGGGTCCGCGGGAAAGACAAAGTGGATGCTGATGGTTGGGACGTCCGTTTCATCGAGGAATTTCAAAGCGACGTGGGAAAGGACAACGTCATGCGCGGGCTACATACTTTGGTGCCCGGCGACATTTCTGTCCTGGAGGAATTGGAACCCGTTCAGTTAGGCGATCTTCTGCATAAACCGATCTCGGAAATCGGCTATAAGAATTTAGTTTGGGTCGCGGACAACTTTATCGGTAGCAATGAAACCAGTTTGTACTTGCTTTACGCTCCCCAGGGCCGAGCTTGGACGGATGCCGAATCTAGAATGTCGGCGCCGGTGGAACTTTGGATGAAGCCGCCCAGGAATGACGCCGAGTTCTTGCAGAAAAAAGGTTTTGTAGTCGTAAACTCTCGAAAACTATCGTCTGCGGTAAGCCTAAAGGACTTTAAGGACTCTCTCTCGCCCGCTTCGGCTCTAAAGCGTGAAGTTGCAAGTCAGACTGCGTCCAATCTCAACCCAATGGCATCGAAGCATTGGCTAGGCGTAGCGATCCGAGCGGAGCTTCGGGCGGCCGTCGAAGATGGCATGGCATTCTTTTCGTGGACACCGGGATATGCTCAAGCGCGGCGAAACAATGGGAATCATGGCGCGGAAAAATTGATTGTTCGCGAAGATGCTCACGGTAACCTTTTGGGCACCGCGGTAAATTATTCGGGGGAAACGAAAGGAATGGGCCGTTGGAATAAAGACGGTTATTCCGATCGAGCTTGGGCCCAATTGGGGCCAGGTCTAGGAAACGGGCTCAACAAGAATTCATTCGACCAGGTGAAACGATGGCTCAAGGCGGGAGCCTTGGCCCCGGACGCTGAAATGGCGGAATGGATAAAAGGTAATTTTACATGGCCCGAAGGTACGCGCTCGCTTGTTTTGTCGGTACAAGCGTTGAAGGAACTTGATCCGCGGGCCGTGGTATATGATCCGCTGACCAAGGCCGAGCGCATGGTCTTTCGCCAAGGCGGCAAGCGGGCCATGTACGACAACCAGGTGAAGAATATAATTCAGCGCAGTTTGAAACCTGTAAAGGCGAAGGTGAATATGGATCACCGAATAACGCCTAATTCGTCTTATGGAGAAATAAGCGAGATAACGTACTTTATGGACGGGGTGCTAATGGGGATGGAGGAAGCCAAGGAAGGAGAGCCTCACAGGCCAACTGACGACGGGCCCACTTTCCCTGCGATGTCCGTGGATTTGAGGGATGAAAAAGTTAAGAATTTCATAAAGAACGACATGACTTTGTTTAGTAAGTCGGACACGGTTCCAACGGGGGAACATGGTGAAACGGCCTCGGAGACCGCGCAAGAAAAACATTTGGGCATGAAGTCCACCTTGTTCGACCAGGTGATCCCGAATCTACCGGGCACGTTCACAGGAGAACAGTTCCTTTCGGCCGTTGGTCTGGGCAAGAAGCCTGGGCCCGCGGGAGCGGCCGCGGAAGCCGAGGAAACGGGCCTGGCGGCCTGGGCCCGCGGGCAAAAGAAGATCACTCGCCTGGACCTCGAGGCAAAAGCCCTGGAGCTTACCCCGCAGCTTCGGGAGCGTTGGTTTATGGATGAACCTCATCCGATGGATGACGTCGAACGGTATCTGGAAGAAGAGCCGCAGATCGGTATGGCCCGCGCCTTCAAGGGCGGTCGTCCGATTCACGAACTCGGCATTCCTTATCGGCCATGGCACCATGACGTAAACCCTTCTAGATACGGAGTTAATTCGGGTTACAACGTGACCTTGGGCGGCGGTGAGAATTACACCGAGGCCGCGGTCGCGGTAACGAATCCGGGTAGAGTCAATTACACGGGCCCGCATTTTGGAGTCCAGGGAGAGCTTTTTCACATTCGTTTCGATCAACGCTTCTTGCCAGGGATCGGTAACGCCATGCTGATCCAGGAGATTCAATCGGACTTCCACCAGGGAGCGAAGCGACTGCGCGATAAAGAAGTTAAGAAATTGGCCGAAGAGGCGACGAGCGAGCGAATGAAAGAGTTTGAGTTCGGCGGCGTGAAAGGTGGAATCTTGACGGCCCGGCGAATTTTTGCGGATAAAATGATGTGGAGGACGGGCGTCCGGCTTCCTCGTGAAACAATGAGTCAAATGGTAGCTGACAGTCCCGAGTTTAAAAAATGGGATCGGGCTTACGACGCCAGGATGAAAGAAGTCCTGGCCGAGGAAACCGCAAAGGCGGAAAAGGAAATATCTCCGTTGGCCGGTTATCCAGGTGGCGACGCCGTCCAGGGCAGTTTTTCAGCAGTATTTAAAATGTCGGACAAGGCGGCCGATGCGATATTGGATAACATAGGAATGTACGGCCTGGACCACGTGGACGCCAATTTCATTGATTACGGTCGAATCGAGTCGGGCGAGGACGGGGCCAAGATGGAATTCAAGGGCCTTACGGAGGCTCAAGCCAAGGCAGTTGATGAGCTCCTTGATAGAGCGAGGGTGCCGTTACTGGAGCGACCACCTTGGGATATTTCTCAGTCCAAGGAGAGTGTTGAACAGAACGACGCCACCGCGCCTTTCCGTAAGAACTGGAGCTTGTTGGCTCTGAAATACGCGATCCAGTTGGCCAAGCTGAACGGCCTCGATCGCGTTGCCTGGCTCGACGGCATGGCCCATAACGAGCGTTACGACAAGGTCACGGAATATGGTCTAGCGGAAACGGGCGGTTACTTGGAGTATGACCAGAAGAACGCCGAGGGATTTTGGACGATTTACCCCGACGGCAAACAGTATCGCAAGGCGGAAGTTTACGACGACAAGGAAATCGCCTTTTGGTTCGGGGCCGAGGTACTGGCCAAGATGAAAGACGGCGTCGAACGAGTCAAGCTACCCGACGGCGGCGTGAAGGTGGGTGAGATGCCCTTTATAAATTTCTACGACCGTGACCTGGTGAACAAGGCGAACAAACTCTTGAAGAGCACGGGCGTCAAGGTCCGCCATGAGACGGGTATCTTGGAAACTGCAACCGGGTTGCAAGACGAAGGCATACACTATTTCGATTTGACCGAAGAGGTTCGCCGGGCCACCGACGACATGACTCTTTACTCAAAGACCTCGGCGTCGCCGGTGGTGCCCCAGACTCGAGCTCGCAAGGAAGCCAGGAAGAAAACGAACTTGCCGACCAGGGTGGCCAAGCATTTGACGCCCACGGAAGCGGCCAAGCCGAATAAGACAACTTCTGTTAAGTTGGTGGACCTGTTCGATAAATTGCCGAGCGTTCGCGAGATGGCGGCCGTGGCCGAGGCGGGCCAGGCGAAGCGGGGATGGTACGAGAATTCGGTTTCGGTGCTCCAGGAATTCTTCGAGGACGACGCGCCTCGGTTCGCCGCGTTGCTTGCGGCGTTGAGCCCGCAAACGTCCGTTGAGTCCAATTTGTTGAATGCGTTGGCCGTTTGGAAAAATTGGCTTTCCGCGGGGCGGCCGACCGACAAGGAAAGCATCTTGCGGATCATGGCCGATAGCGTGGAGTCCACTCCCATGGAGTCCAGGCCCTTGGACAACTTGCAGAAGCTCGCCGGCACGGTGAACCTGTCCGCCCGATTGTCGGGCATGGCCAAGCGTAAGACGGGAGCGACAAGAAACTACAAGCAAGCCTGGTCCGACTACCAGGCGGACAAGACCAAGGAAAACTTATTGCGGGCCTTTCGCCTGGCTACGACTCCCGTGATGGGAATGACCGATGCGCACCGCAAGTCGGTGCAAGCGTTCAAGGAAAGGATCGCTCGCGTCAGCGTTCTGGAAGCCTGGGAAAACAATTCGGTGCGGGCCCTGCAACACGACTACGTGAAGCACGGGGGCCGCCCGCCTACGATTTCGGGGCCCAAGGTGAATTCGTTCATGCTTAATTTAATGGGCTTTGCCCATGAAGTGACGAACGATACATGGATGGCCATATTCGCGGCGATTGACCAAAAAGTTTTCGGCGGATCGTTGTCGGTTGCGGGCAAACGCGATCCCGCCGATCCGAAGGCCGATCCCGGCAAAGGTTTCGGTTACCTGGCCATGACGGCCCGAGTGCGAGCCACCGCCACCTACCTTACCAAATTGACGGGCGAATCATGGACGCCCGCGGAAGTCCAGGAAACCATTTGGTCCTGGGCGAAGGTACTTTATGAGATGGCGACCGAGGGCAAGACGCCGTTGGACGTTCTCGAGTCCGGGGAGATCACCGACGAAAAAGTTGGCGAAGCTCCCGACTTTGCGCAACTATTCAAGAACGAACCCAGATATACTAAACTTTTACGGGACGCGGGATATGGACAGAAAATCACTTCTTTCGATGGCGGAAAAGACGTTGCAAGCGCAACAGGCGACCTCGGGTTCGCTTCTGGCGAAGCAGGTTCGCTTGCTGAAGATATTAGAAAACGGCTCCTTGCCAAGTCTGCCCGACGAATCGGCAAAGTCAAGAAGGCCCGCGAAGCCAAAAGCGAAACCCAGTTCTCGAAACAGGTAGAGCTCGAGGAAGGCTCAACTTACACCGAGGCCGACACTTTAAAGGATGGTGATGGAAACGCCATTACCTTTTAT